TAGCACCTGAAGCATTAGATGAAGCCCAATTACCTCTGAACTTAATACCATTGCTCAGTAAATCAACATAAGTTTCTGATCCTGAATATTCAGCAAAAGAAAGATTTGGATACAAGGCTTCTCCTACTACATTGTAAGGACTTCTTGATGTGTCTCTTATGTTCCAATCACCAGCAGAGTCAGTTCTCTTAAACATTACAAACTTAGGTCTAAACCCAGTAAAGATAAAAGTTCCATCACTAGAACCATTACCTGTGTATGAGCCAAATGCAGAGTATCCAGCGACAGGCGCAAAGCAATAGGCTACATAGGTTGCACTAGATTGATTTACTGTTATATCTGAACCAAGAGTAAATACAGTTGATGTTGCTGCTGTTGTAACCCAATAAGAGTTTTTAGAAAATGAACCGCTAGATGAATTTAGCAATAGTGCATTACCAGCACCAATATCAGAGTTATAAACTGCCCAATCATAATAAGTGCCACCATTACTTCTACTCTTAACAAATATCATTTTTGGTGCAACACCCAGTCCATGACCCACAGTAGATGGCTGTGTTCCATTACCTGTATAAGTAACAATACTAAATCCAGCACTTGTATTAGCACTTACTGTAGATGTAATAGAACCTGCTGTGTTGGTTACGGCTGTTGCGTTAGATGCTCGCCATTGCCAGCCTACAAATGTTTGACCACTTGCATTTAACGCATTTGTCCCAGCAGTTGTGCCTATTGTCCATCCATTAGAATTAAAAGAGGATATATTGCCATTTGAACTATATGTTCCTTCAGCTTCAGTATTATCAGAATATAAAGATTTTGTTGAGCCAGTTCCACGAACCGAATCAAATAAATAGTGGTTATATCCAATACTTCTAGCTTTTGTCCAAACTAAATCAGGCTGAAATCCACCAGCATTTGTAATAGAAGTGGAAGTGTTTCCAGCACCAGTATATAAAGTTGCATCAAAATACTTATTCGCTGTTGTAGATGCAGTAGCCCCAATCGTAGGAGTAGGTAAGTTAAATGTGTTTAGTGCTACAAAGCCTGTTGGTGGGGTGTAGGCGAATGGTCTTTGACCAAAGTTGCAATCAAATACTGCACCACTAGAAGCCCCTGACAAATCACTTAATGCTGGAGTAAATGTTCCAGTAAGGCTTGAATATGCAGTTCCTTGACTAGAATTATTTTTATAAAATACTAATGTTCCAGCATCCATATCTAAAGCAATACCAATTACATCGCCACTTGTATATGTAGCACCATAAGCAGAAGTAGTATTGTTATTGCCTTTATTGCCGTTACTAATGTAACAATAGCCGTTTGATGGAGTTCTTAAGTCAACAGTCAAAGATGCTGGCGGTTGCCCAATAATTCCTATTGCGGATAAAGAAGCATTGACAGTTGTTGCTGTAACTTCCCAATAATATTTTCCACTTGAAACACCAATAGTTCCTACACAAATAGCATCTGCCGCACCTGAAGTAAATGTTAAATTACCATTAGTAATTGAGCCTGATGCAAGTGGAGAAACAGGATTTAACACACAATAATTAGCCGCAGTAGCACTTGTCAGCGTAGGCACATCTGTCATGCTGTCATAAGTAGAGCCAGCAGTTAGGCTAAAGTTATTGGTTGTCCAGTTGTTACTGTTGGGTGAGGAGTCGTATCCCAAAGTCGTTGTGCTGGTCGTGTCGGTAAACTTTAGATAGAATCCATTAGTACCGTAGCTACCACCGTAGCGGATAGGTTGCCAGACACCGAGTCCGTTAAATGTACCGAAGCTGTTTGGTGTTAGGGCTTGACCGTCAATTAACTGAACTTCGGTTAGGTAGCCGTCAAGATAATTTGCGTCAGCACCATTACGCCCTATTTCATGGATTGTTGTACTGTTTATAGCAGAGTCAGAGTTTTGAGATATATAAGTGGCTCTAGCGTCTGTTGAGAATGCTGTAATCTCAGAACCATTCACAAACATTCTTAATCTGTTTGTTGCCGTAGCTTGAGTTGTATCGCAAAGAAGAACAAGATGATACCAAGCGGATGGGTCACGAAATACTTGGCTAGTGGCTAAATAAATATCGTTGTTTGACTGAACACGAAGTACATTTCCGCTTGTGAAATTAAACAATACCAACGAACCCCACCCATTTACACCAGTTGTCCCGCCCTTAAATAAAATTTGACCAGTGCCTAAAGCACCCCGCTTTACCCACCCACTCCATGTCCAAGTCTTACGATTTCCAGCACTAGCTGGAGTTCTATTTAAATAAGCAGAAGCACTTGAACGGAAACGCAATGAGTTATTTACTAACACGATTGGGGTTAGGTATCCGCTTGATGTGAATGTGTGGATTACATTACCGCCAGATACAGTAACTGTACCGCCAGCCATTTGCTGAGTAGAGCCTGGGTAGGAGATGATTACTATACCGCTACCGCCAGCACCGCCAGTAGTTGCATTTCCACCTCCACCACCGCCACCAGTATTTACTGTTCCAGCATTGCCAACCCCTGGTCCTCCCGCACCGCCACCACCACTACCGCCAGCTCCAGCAGATGCTCCAGATGGGGTTTGAGCGCCCCCACCTCCTCCAGCATAAGTTACTGAAGTTCCACTAATTGAGGATGCAGTACCTGCACCACCAGCGCCAGAAGCAGATGTAGTTCCTGTGCCGCCGACTGCGCCTGCTCCACCACCACCACCACCGCCGTAGTTTGGAGAAATTGTATTATTACCACCAGCATTTCCCTGTCCAGATGTTCCAGCTCCACCAGTTCGTGAGTTACCAGTTTGACCAGAAGCTCCACCGCCAGAACCGCCAGATGAGCCGTTAGCGTCAGATCCACCACCAGCACCACCACCTATTGCGGTAGTTGATACTGAAGAAAATAATGAGTTGCTACCATTGTTTGAAGCTGCGCCGCCAGCACCAACTGTTACTGTATAGATTGAGTTTGTATCAATTATTAATCCAGAACCTGTGAGTAAACCTCCAGCACCTCCACCACCACCAGCGCCAGTGCTAGTACCGCCACCGCCACCGCCAGCTACGATTAAATAGCTTGCTGTCAATGAAGACAATGGGCTTAATGTGCCAGATGTAGTAAATGTATGAATTGTGTTGCCACCGCTTGAGGTAACAACACCACCACCGAATTGTTGTGCGCCTACATAGGAGATGATGACGATGCCTGAACCACCTGCAGCACCATTGTAGTTTGATGCTGAATTTCCTGTTCCAGCACCGCCACCGCCACCAAGATTTGTTGTACCTGCAACTATCGTGTTTCCACCGCCACCAGTTCCACCAACTCCAGCAGTACTTCCACTATATGACCCGCCAGCACCGCCACCTGCGTAAGTTACGGAAGTACCACTAATCGAAGAAGATAATCCATTTCCGCCATTTCCAGGTGTATTACCACTACCGTTTGATCCTACTGCACCAGCGCCACCTCCGCCACCGCCAGATCTTGTAGTTCCATCAACTTCTTGTCCGTTTCCACCATTGTTTCCTTGACCAGAAGTTCCAGTACCACCAATACCAGTATCACAACCACCACCACCAGAACCGCCAGTCCTACCATTACCAGTATTTGCACCCGCACCACCACCACCTCCAGTAGAGGTAATGGTTGAAAAAACAGAATTACCACCATCTGTTCCAGCGGCTGCCGCAGCACCGTCTCCACCAGGACCTCCAGCGCCTACTGTTACTGAATATGAAAGTGTTGGATTTAAAGATGTTGTTCCAGTTAAAAAACCACCAGCTCCACCCCCACCTGCTCGTGTTCCACCACCTCCGCCACCGCCAGCAACAACAAGGTAACTTGCAGAAACAGAAGACAACCCTGTCCACCCAAAAGCTGCTAGGGCTGCTGCACCAATTTTAGATAAGCGTGGCATCTATTGACCTATGCAAATTTTGTTTGAGCAGCAAGGACTGTGAATGTAGCAGTTCCCGTTTTAATTATGACGTAGGTATAACTATCTATTGAGCTTGCGTTTCCGCTTGTAGGAGCTGTACCGCCTTGCCATTTAGGAGTTACGGCACTTCCGTCTACTTGAACCGCTGAGTTGTAATAAGCCGTAGCTCCGTTAGTTACCAAGAAAGTAACAGACATGGACTCACCTGTAGCCATAAGGGTATCTAAAGAAGTACCGCTAGAACCACGGAAGTTAACTGTAAAGTTACCTGACGCATTGGTTGTGTAATATAAAACTGACTGAGTCGTAATGTCGTAGTCGATTGTGCCTGTGGCTGCCGTGGCTGAAACGGTAGCGGTTTCAATAATATTAGAGGTCTTTAGATCAGCATTAGAAGACGTACCAGCAAAGGTCTGTAAAGCGGTAAATGTCGTTGCTGTGCCAGGTGCTACATAGTCTGTTCCTGCTGTGGCTGCGCTAAATGCCGAAGTGCCATTGCCTTTTAAAACTCCAGTAAGGGTAGCTGCTCCCGAACCGCCTGAAGCGACTGGAAGGGCTGTGCCAAGGGTCAGAGAAGTTAAATGAGTAACTGCATCTACTACGTTAGTAGCGTTGTTATAGACAAACATCGACTTACCAGCAGGGACTGCAATACCTGTACCTGACGTGTTCTTTACCGTGACCGCATCGGCTAAACCGTTGTTAATGAGGTAGAGCTTCTCAATTTGGCAACCTGAACCAAGGATTAACTGTCTTGCCCCGCCTGAAGTACCTGTGAGGTTTAAACGCAGATTACGAGCAGTTTGGGAGCCGTTTGTATCCGTTAGGGTAACGGTAACGTCTGAACTAGAAAACGCTACGTCTGCCGATCCTGTAATGGCTTCTTGAAAAGCAATAGAGAAGTTGTTATTGGTCGTGGTACCCCAAGTACCAGTCTGTTCGCCAGTACCAATCAGCTCTATTTTTAAGTCACTATATGTCGATGCCATAATTTGTCCTTACCTGAATAATATCCATTTTATGCTGCTATTTCAACCCAATTTGGTGTCTGATTATCATTAATCGTAATCCAAACTGAAACAGAAGTTATGCTTGCCGTACAGCTAACTCCTACTACAAAAACGTCCAATGAAGGAATTACAGTTACGCTACCCACGCTGCCTACTGCTTGAAGCCCTGTAACTGGGGTATTAGCAGAGCCATTAACAGCAACACTTCCTATGCTGACTGTGCCTGCAACTCCTGTAACTAAAACATTTCCATCAGCTTCTACTAGTACGCTACCAACAAAGCCTGTTACCTGTAACCCCGTAACTGGAGCATTTGCGTCTGCTTCTACAGTCACAGAGCCTACTGACCCTGTCGCTACAAACGATATATTTCCTTCACCCCAAGCTGAGTCTCCCCAGCCTTGACTGCCAAAACCTCCTAAAGGTACAGTAACATCACTCATGCTGCTGTCCTAATAATTGTCCAGTTTGGAGTTTGGTCATCGCCAATAATGCTCCAAATTAAAACATTTCCTACTTGTCCTGTACCCTGCACTCCCGTCACGCTAACATTAGCAGAGGCAGTAGTTGTTAAACTTCCTACACTAACTGTACCCGCAACGCCTGTAACTAACACTTCAATACTAGGGGTAACTACTACAGTCCCTACTGCTACAGTCCCTGCTACACCCGTAACGTCTACAACTGCCGTGCCTGTTACAGAAGTACTACCAAGTCCAACTGTACCTGCAACGCCTACAACAAAGACTCCGACACCTTCTTCAACCGTTACTGAGCCTACAATGCCTGTCGCATCTACTCCTGTAACTGAAACATCAGCTCCAGCCTGTGCTACAACAGAGCCTACAGAAGCAGTTCCTGATAAGCCTATAACAGTGACATTTGACTCACCTGTAATAGTGACACTACCAATTTGTCCTGTACTGATTACTCCAGTAACACTTACAACTGCCGTTCCCGTTGCCGTTGCGCTACCTAACTGTCCCGTGCCAGAAACGCCTGTTACATCGACATTAGAATCCGCTTGTACTGCTACTGAACCAACACTGCCAACTGCCTGTAAGCCCGTAACTAAAGCATCCGCACCAGCTTCTACAACTACAGAACCTATATTTCCAGTTCCAGAAACTCCAGTTACATCAACATTAACATCCGTTACTACAACGACTGTACCAACAGCCCCAGTGGCTACAAGGGATACACTTCCAACTCCCCAAGCAGAATCACCCCAGCCTTGGCTGCCCCAGCCTCCTAACGGAACAATGACATCAGCCACACCTTAATCACGCTATCCGAATAATGGCGTTACTTGAGTCTGCTGTTGGGAACACAATCGTAAATGTACCTGCTGTGGAAGTCTTAGCACCGCCAAAGTCTAGTACGCAAACCGTTGGATCACCAGCTGCGGTGTCGTTATAGATTAATGCGCCAAATGCTGTAATGGTCGCAGAGGTAAACGATAGATCCGCAAAGTCAGTAAATGCAGTCGTACCTGTAGACGTAGGGGTTACGTTGGTTAATGTCCCACCACCTGCTACATAAGTACCAGAAGCCGCTACTTCATTACTAGCCGTATACGCTGTAGTCGCAGCCGTAAATGACGCTGAGTTGTCATACATAGCCAGTTTAAACGTATTACCAGTACCGTTTGTAAAGTTGTGTGTTGCTGTCATTAGTTGTACTTTGAAGCTAGTACACATGAAGTTGCCTGTAAATGCCATGATTTACTCCTCTAAAAGTTTAATTAATTCAGGATGACCAGCTTCCCGTAGCTTGTGAGCTAGTGTTACACGATCAAATTTTACCGCTTCATTCATGTAAAAGACTAGAACTTCCCGAATATGATTCCTAAAAGCAATTGCTTGCTCCCGAACCAAAGGGTGAGACTGATCCCCTACCTGAATAATTTTATCTAATGCCCGTTCAGCGACTTCCTCTGGGGTAAAGCCACCGTGGTCTTTTGTAAATACTTGAATCCCGTTGGATTCACCTAATCCTTGTACGCTAATCATTTGACTGGATACCTCACTTGTCCACTTCTGTAGGCGTCTTGACGCTCTTTTGCATCGCCTAATTGTTTGAGTTCTGCCATGGCTCTGCCATAACGTTCTTTGTATAAATTAACTGCATCGGCATCGGATTTCATAAAATTAGCTGCTTCTAACAATGCACCATATAACAACACGGAATCAAAGTTTGTGCCTAACCAAGACGTTCCAGCCGTCACAATAGACTGCGGGTAGTAGAAATAATGAAGTTCTGTAGCGTAACTAGCGTCTGGGGTAGGTCCTAAAATAAAGGTGTTATCGTCAAATACAGCGTAATACTGAGGTTCCGCATAAAAGTTGGCGTCCGTATCTGGGTAGGATTCACGGATAAAGTTAACATCTTTATTTAAAAGGTAGTGATACTCATTTGCCGCATTAATCACCGCAATACTAAAAGTAGCCAGCCAGTCAGGAGGAGTTGCTAAGTACTTATTGCCACTTGTCATGTTACCTGTAACATTCTTACGAAAAGCAGGTAGCTGTACGGTATTAAAAACACTTTGCTCTGCCAACTGGACAAAACGGGCAATCTGTTCAGGAGACGTAAACGACCCGACTGTCGCTGGAAAGTCGTTCTCTGCAAACCCTTTAATAGCGGACGTTAACTGCGTGTAGTTCATCCCATCTTCCCGCTAGACATACGACCTTTGGTAGCTGCACCAGCACCACGCATCTCAATCTTGCCGTATTGGTTTATGG